TTTTAATGCTGGTCGCTATCAAGCTGACGGTGTAACAGTCCTAGCAACAACCTCCAACTCCGTCTATATAGGAGAAGGAACCAGAGGCTTTGACAACAGCGACGACAACACAATTGTCATTGGTGACGGTGCAATCGGACTAGGGGCAAATACAGCAGTGTTGGGTAATAGTTCAATAACAAGGACAGTATTGCAGGGGAATGTAGGCATCGGTACTTCAACTCCATACGCCAAGCTTTCAGTCGTAGGTGAAATTGTTGGTCGAAACTTCACAGCAACATCAACAACCGCTTCAACATTCCCTTATGCTTCAACAACCGCTCTAACTGTTTCTGGTTCACTATACAACTCATCCCTATCGAACGGATGTTTGAATGTAACCTCTGGTCTTATAAATTCAACTGGTTTGGCTTGTGGTAGTGGTGGTGGTGGAGCCTCGTTTGGCCCTGCGTTCACTCAAATAGCGACAACAACGTCAATAACAATCGATATGTGCAATACATCCTATGCAACATCATCAATTATTGCTCTTGGCGTGGGTACTTCAAATATAGCTGTTACTATGACGGGTTCAACATGTCTTGGGAAAGATTTGTGGGTGGATGTATGGGCGCCTAGTACAGGCGTGATTGGAACAACTACATTCTCTGGAGTTTATTGGAGTGGACAAATCAATCCAGGTTCGAGTGTAGTGAATGGGTTAACTGATAGGTTCCGCTTTGCTATGACAGCTTCTTCGACAACATTTATTAGCGCTAAACTTGATTCATCATACTAATATGAAAACAATTAAAGTCCTTATTGATACAAATGTAATAGAGACAAATACTAAAGACAGTCTGGCCGTAGAGATAGAAAACATTGAGACGGTTACGGAAGGAGAGGTAGTGACGAGTTTGGGTACAATCAAGGGAGACAACATAACCTTAAGTAGCAAGTATGTAGTGTATTTGGGAAATTTTAAAAATGAATTATTAGAAATTGCTGGCAAAATTGAGGCACTAATTCAAAAGAGGTCAGAAATAGAAGCAGAAATCCTTCTTATCGAGCCAAAACTTGACCTCGCCATCTCTACCAAATTAGAAGATAGTGGTGTAATCGACAATAGATAAATGAAAATCATACTATTTATAATCATATTACTTGCAAGCAGTGGCGTTGCCTATGCCTTTGTTCCGCAGTACGGTATAAATAATGGTTTGATTAATTATTGGTCATTAGATAATCGAATGACCAGGTGGTCATCCCCTACTGCGGCAGATACCGTAGATTCAAGTGGTAATGAAAAGAACGGAGTATTAACTAACATGGCATTAAGTACAGCTCGTGTAACTGGAAAAATACAGACAGCCCTAAAATTTGACGGAACAAATGACTATGTTCTTACAACTAGCACAGGAGGGAGTAACCTTGCTGCCCTTACTATATCTGTATGGGTGAATACATCATCGGTGCAAACTAAAATGTTGATTGAGGATGGTACAGCATTTAATACGAATTCCTTTTATCTTTACTTAAACGCTGGCAAGCCAGAATTTGAGGTTTATGATGTCTCGAATGATACATTTAAAACAACAGCCAATTTGCCTCTAAATAGGTGGGTTCACGTTGTTGGAGTATGGAGGACGGGGGTAAGAGCTAATATTTTTATTGATGGTGCGCCTGCAGCGGGGGCAAGTACTGGGACTTTACAGAGCACAAACTTAATAACCGGGAATACCTTTGTAATGTTAGGCGCTCGTCCTGTAGGTAGTCCTGCAACTTCTTCAACTTTGAATTTTAACGGTTCCTTGGATGAGGTTCGTATCTTCGACCGCGCACTGTCTAATGGGGAGATAAGGGAATTATATAGACAAGGATTATGATTGATCAAACCTTTTCAAAAGTAACAGCAAGGGAACAACATGATGATATTATGGTAGCAGTTCATCGGGGTATTGTCGCCTCTAAAGCATCAGAAAGTGTCTTCATGGGGGAGTTCAAAAATACTTTGAAACAGGTTGAAGAATATCAGAAAACACAAAACGGTAGAACAGAAAAACATTCAATAGTATTAGAAGAACATTCGTTAAAACTACAAGGACTTAAAAATAGTGTTGACGTAGCAACAACTAAAATATCGACGGCTCTATGGTCGTTTGGTATCACGTCTGGTATTATTGTTTTACTTATTGCAGTCATTTATGGTAATATGGTGAGAGACATTCAAGATACTTCTATTAATGTAAAAGAGTTAACAGCACTTGTTATTAAACAATATGAAAAATAATTGGTTTAAATCCTTCTTCACTTGGAATCCTCCACTTATAACAACGGGTGCTTTAATCAGCACTGATATTGCCCCTGTTGTATTTTCAGATATTGTCGGTAAAGCTAATGTAGTAAACTGGGATAAAACTACCTTTCGTTCATTCCCTGTACTAAATCAAAAGTCATCATATATGTGTGGCGCTTTTAGTGCTAAAAAACATCTTGGTATAGGTTATGCGCAGAAGTATGGTAAATATATAGATTTTTCAGAAGAAGATGTTTATCAACGAAGACGAAATTTTGGTGAACAAGGGATGTATTTTACAGATATAACTAAAATAATGACAGAGGGTGTGACGTTAAAGATTTTAACCGATGTTAATATAAAAAGAGATTCTGATGCAGATGATTATGTGATAGCTCTTTGGAAACGTGATGTCGGCAAAGTATTTGCTATTAGTCAACCTGTTTACATTCCGACAGGTGCTTTTGAAACAATAGCATCTGTGATACAAACTACAGGCAAATCAGTAATTGGACTAATGTATTTTACTTATGATGAATGGGCAACAGAATATCCAAAAGTAGTAAAATCTATGGATTATGATAATCCTTCTGCGTTTCATCACTTCATTAACTTCGTGGACTATGTAACCATAAACGGTATTAAGTATTTAGTAGTTGAAGACTCTGCTCACTTTGGTGGTATTTCAGTACGCTTTGTTAGTAAACATTTTCTAGAGGCTAGAAATATCCCTACACCTATGGCAAACGCTTATCTTATGAATTTCAAATTTGAGAAGACAGAGATAGCTAGTAAACATTTTACAGGTTCTATAATTTCATTACAGGAATGCCTACAAGCCTTGGGGTACTTTCCAACAAACGTGTCTAAGGCAGAGAATATTGGGCCAACAACTAAAAAAGCATTAGAGAAGCTCCAAAATGCTTATAGTTTACCTGTAACAATGAAGTTGGATGATGCAACACGGTCACTCGTGACGAGACTGTTCCCGTAGTTCGAAGGCAGATGTCGGAGGTATAAGCCAATCGTTTTTATAAAAAAAGCTTCACAACCTCCGACACCTCCCCTTGAACAAACGATAGGGGTAGTTTGGACTTTTACAAATCAATACAATGAAATACCGTCATGGTGTTAGGTGTTTCCGTTCACGTTGTCAACTTCGTATTAGCTTGCTCAAAGCTATTCCGAGTAATGGTGAGTACTTCTGCTCACGCCACTGTTTAACACAATGGGAGCGTGAGTGCGAAAGACTTATTATTTTTGCCCCACGTTGCAAGTTGGTTAACAATATCAGTGATTAGACTTATGAAAGTCACAAAATGTCCAAAGTGCGGAAGAAGATTTGATAGTCTTGCTCAAAAAACAAGACATCACATCAAACCTAAATCACTCTTCCCGGGAAGTTATGAGATTATCTACATCTGTAGAGACTGTCATAATGATCTACATCAGATCATACCCGTAAGGGAGAGAATGGAAGAAAGTTACTATTATTCAATAATCAATAAGTTTGTAGGTTACAATCTTGTTAATTATCATAGATAGTCAACAAGGGCTTTTAATAAAGCCCTTTTTCATGCTATAATGTAATCAGTTTATTAAATTAATTAATCTTTATGAAGAATCTTATTACATTCTTTACACAGTCAAGTGAAGACCCAGCAAAGACAAGTGCAACTTTAACAGGAATATTAATCGCATTAGCTTCTTATATACAGCAAGCAGGAGAGTTCATGCCAGTTATCAGTGCTTTCTATGAATCACCATTAGGAAAAGACCTAAGTCCTATCCTAACAGCAATAGGTATGATATTTGGAGGAATTTGGTTTTTGTTTGGTATCTTTAGAAAGTTGACTAACAAAGTTGAAGAAAAAGTACTAGATAACTATACTACTAGATAACTATAGTACTCTTTACTAGTATAGTAGTATAGTAGTATAGTAGTAAAAGAAATACCGCCTATATCACTTTAGGCGGTATTTTAATTGAATTTTGTTTTGACGCCCCTCCGATGATAGGACTAGGTGTAGTTGCGAATGATAAGCTCGCTTTCTTTTCCTCGCCCAGCGGATTTACATGAGATGGTTCGGGAGGCATCGACATTCTCTATAGTGTAGCCCCTATATAGGTTTCTTACAAAAGGTGTATCCGAGTTAGAAAGCATGAAGTAGCCGCCAGCTTTGTCTATTTTCCTGCAAAACTCCGCAAGCTTTGTATGCCCATCGTCCCCGAAGCCGCCTGAAGCGTAGCCCTCATAGGTTTCGTGATACGGAGGATCGAGGTAGTAGAAGTCGTCCTTATATATTTTCGCGTGGCCAAAGCTCTGTTGCGATATACCCGCTCCTTTCAGTGCCTCCGAGCAAGCGTGGAGGTTGCTTTCGTCAACGATGAGGGGGTTCTTGTAGTCGCCCATAGGAACATTGAAGCCGCCTGCTTTGTTCACACGGTACAGTCCATTGAAACAGGTTTTGTTGATGTAGATAAAGAGCGCGGCGAGCTTTGCAGGGTCTTTCTCGCGCATGAGACGAGTACGCGCTTTTAGGTAGTGTTCCTTGTCGTGCTTACTTGCGTGGGCTTTCAGGTACTTAATCACTTCTTCTACATTGTCGCGCACGGCTGTGAAGGTAATAACGAGATAGAAGTTGATGTCGTACAGGTACGCTTCCTTTGGCTTGAGTGCAAAAAAGAGCGCACCGCCCCCCATGAACGGCTCGTGATATGCGTCATACACTGCGGGTACGCGCCTTAATAGTTCAGGCATAATAGAGCGTTTGCCGCCTACCCACTTGAGGAATGGACGGGCTACCACTTGCTTTACAAGCGGCTTATTCTCATCCGCTATAACGCCTAAAACGTCAGCGAAGAAGTGGGGGAGCGGATCGTGGAAGTCAGGGTTTCGTCCCATACATTAAGCGGTTAGTGTCTTATAAGGAAGCGTAGCATGTGCGCTTGCACGTTTTAGGCGGTATTTTAATTGAATTTTGTTTTGACGCCCATATAAGACCTTGTAGTCTTCTTTAATCCCATTATCAGACGGGATTATGACAGGCTTATAATTGTTTTTGTAAGCCATGATCACGAACAAATCTTCTCCAACATCTATTACGTCAAGAGAGTCTCTACCACCTCTTGAATCAAGCCAAGCTTTTTGAATTTTAGTTATTTTCATAAATTTGTTTTCTTCTTTCATTTTCTGCTTGCTCTCTATCCTCTACTCTAGCGAGGTAAGAAGCAGACTTAATTGATAATTCTATTGCTCTATTTGAATAAGCAGCTTTTACAAGTTTAATATTCCATGCAGCTGCCATTGCCGCCTCTTTAGCACACTCTCCTGCATACTCCGCCGCTTTGGCTTCAGGAGACCACTCTAGCTGCCATTTTGTTTTTCCTTTAATATCGCAAGGTGAGAGTTTAATCGCAGCAAACCTTGCTTCCCTTCTACTTTGCTCTGTCTTGAAAAGATAACAATTCTTGGCAGCCTCTATCACCCTGTGGGGGGTCTTATTTAGTGGATAAAATCTCTCAAACGAGGGGAGGCAGAGTAGAGCGGCGCGTATTGCTAGTTCAACAGAGTTGTTCATATTATTCTAAAAATACTATAAATAAATATCCCTAGTGTTATTATGGTGAGCAGTATTGAACCAAGCACATAACCTAATTCATTATTGGACCCGAACATTTCAAAATCTTCTTTCATATATTATAATTGCATTAGTGATCTCACTTCATCTCTTGCAAGAGCTAATCTCTTTTGAAGAGCTTGTTTTTTCAAATTAAAGTTTTCTAAATCTTTATCAAGGGCAACCATTTCGCATAGAACTAATTTCAATTCATCTACAGCAGAAACAATCTCTTTGGTGGATGTTTTAGGCATATATTAATTAATTAACTTATATCTTTTACCGTCAATAATTTTAATTTCATCTTCTTGTGCATCTATTTCTTCACATTTAGCTAGGTAGGTTTTGTATGCTGGGTCTCTTATAGCTTCGTAGGCTTTGAGTGTTGGGGCTATTATAGCTTCGTAGACTTTGTATGCTGGGTCTCTTATAGCTTCGTAGGCTTTGAGTGTTGGGTCTATTATAGCTTCGTAGACTTTGAATGCTGGTGCTATTATAGCTACGTAGTCTTCGTATGCTTCATTTTTTTGTTCTTGTTTAGTCATGTTATTTATTAATTAACTTATTTAATCTCTTGTGCATCTATTTCTTTACATTTAGCTAGGTAAGCTTTGTATGCTTGGTCTATCATATCTTCGTGGGCTTTGAATGCTTGGTCTATTATAGCTACGTAGTCTTCGTATGCTTCATCTTTTTGTTCTTGTTTAGTCATGTTTTTAATTAATTAACTTATATCTTTTACCGTCAATAATTTTAATTTCATCTTCTTGTGCATCTATTTCTTCACATTTAGCTAGGTAGGCTTTGAATGCTGGGTTTATTATAGCTTTGTAGGTTTTGTCTGCTGGGTCTTTTATAGCTTCGTAGGCTTTGTATGCTTCATTTTTTTGTTCTTGTTTAGTCATGTTTTAGTTGTTGATTAACAATACATAAACAAACTGTGTTATCACCTTCCAAAACATCGGACATTAACCCTGTACCATCACAAATTATACAGTTAACATTTACTTCTACATCTTTGATCTCTTCGATATATCCAGACTCTTTGTTTAGTTGAAACATATTTTTATTTATTATTGATAACATTTACAGTGTATACCTTTATACAATAGTATACAAGTTTAGTTGGGGATAACTGTATAGCCTTTAATATTAAAATTATTTAACTTTATTTTAATACCTTCTTTTAATTCTATTACTTCGTATCTATCTCTTCGTACTACTACACAGTCAGAACCAGTATTGAAGGTGCAGTTATGAAATGTGTCGAAGGTACAGTCAGAACCAGTATTGAAGGTGCAGTCAGAATCAGTATCGAAGGTACAGTCAGAATCAGTCTTGAAGGTACAGTCTCTACCAGTCTTGAAGGTGCAGTTATAACCAGTATTGAAGGTACAACAAGAACCAGTATTGAAGGTGCAGTTAGAATCAGTCTTGAATGTCCAACCAGTCTCATTAATAAAATCTAAAACTAATCTCCATTCATTACTAGAAAACGTCTTCGTCTTTTCATCTATAGTATAAAGACTTTTATCTAACGGTATTCCAAACTTTGTTATTGAGTAACTCATATATTTTTATTTATTATTGATAACATTTACAGTGTATACCTTTATACAATAGTATACAAGTTTAGTTGGGGATAACTATTATTGCTAACTCTTTAGCACGAGCTTCGGTAAGCGAACGGCGATTGCTTCGTTTAGATTCGATATCAAAAGTTTCAACATCAATCATTACGAAACACTTGGGGTATTTTATAACAATATAGGCGGGGAGTTCTCTGCACCAAATGTAATCAGGCATCCCTTCAAATATAGCTTCGACACGAATTAAAACCCCTCTCTTGCTTTTTATTCTTAGTCCATAATCTATCTGAACCTGCTTTACTTCTTTGAAGAGTAAGTAATTCTTTCCCCTTGTATCCTTCAATTCCAATGCACACGAGTAACGTGGGTTTTTCTCTATCCAATCTCTAAATTTAAGAGAGAAAATAGCTTCTCTTGATTTTCTAATCATTGGCAACCCAGGTAGAGGGGATAAAGGAAAGTCCTTTTTGAATGGTTTCATAGATTTTGTTATCACAACGACCACTAATTAAATAATAATATCTTACAGGATGAAGGTTATGTATCCTTCTCACTCTAAATTTCATTTGTACAAAATCTCGAATCTTATAAGACATACTTACAAAGATGACCACGGAAAAAGTGTCGGCATCAAAGCCCTCGCCTAGAGAAGCTTGGACTATTAAAAAACATTCATCTACTTCGTTAGCCTCCTTTAATATTTCCTCTTGATGTAAAGTCCCACCATGCACCATAAATGTCTGGCGGTATTTTGATAGTTCCTTATTAAGATCCTCCACCTGTTCAACATAGTAGGCAACAACCAACACCTTTCTAAAATCTTTACTTATTTCTAAAATAGATTTTAATTTATTCCCCTGCTCGTGGCGATGTTCTTCAAAAAACCGTCCAGAAGGGGTAAGTTCTTGCCACGGTCCTTGAAATCTTGCTCTCTTCGATTTTATAACAAACTCTTCGGCAGGTGGAAGATAGAGTACGCAGTCTTTCAAAAGTACTACATCAGAATACTTTTCTATTAACGGGCGCATCTCTTTCTCCCAACCTTGTTTCTTGAACCAAGCTGGCCATTTCAGAAAAGGTCGAGACTCTAAGATAAAAAAAGCTCTACGCCAATCTTTCCAATCAATATATATACCTAAAAAGCAAAGAAGTGTGTGCAGATTCCAAGGTGTTGACCTTATCGGGGTCGCAGTTTGTAGCATTATAGGTGTGTTTGGAAAAGCTTTGATGAGTTCATAGAGCCTTATGGACCGTTTAGAAGTCCCCTTAATGAAGAGTGGTGAAGCAAAGTTATCTGCTTCATCAACCACAATGGCCGACCATTCCTTTATTTCAAGCTTATAATCCATTGGGACAACTGTGGCTTTTGTCTGCCATTTAGTTAACTCATTTTTCCATTTTTTGATGATACGTTTTGGACAGATGACTAGAGCGTCTCTATCACGATTATCACGTAACCAGACACATGCTCCAATGGTTTTCCCTGTGCCACCTTCCCAAGTCAAAAACGCCTTATCAGAATAGCTTTGTGCACATTTTTTTTGGTGAGGCATCAACAACATTTTTTATAATCTTCTTCTATCTCTATTGCTAATCTAAGAACCCACCTCTTAGTCTCCTCTAATTCCTCTAGGGTTAGAGTACGTTCAAAAATAACATGCCTCCCTGTGAGTATAAGGTTTTTTGAAAATATGAGTTCGCACGAACCCACCTTCTTTTTCTTAACATCCCATGCGGATTCAAGAAATACTAGAGTTGTTTTTGGAACAAACATATCCATTTTTTCTTTAATACACATAGCGTAGAAAGGTAACTGTTTCCACTTGTTTACAGTAGACTGTGTCCACCTATCAGTACCGTCAGGCTTGTTAATACCGGTCTTATACTCAATAAATGCACCTGTGGGAGGATCAAAACTGTCAATATAACCTTTTAGAGGGACTCCTTGTAGTGTGATACATATTTCAGATTCCATTACGCTGTAGTGAGGTATATGCGACATTGTACTAATGAGCTCATGTGACTCCTTTCCGAATAGAGTGTAGGGGGTATTTACCGTTGGCTTATTCAAATAATACCTATCACGAAATTGTGCAGGACTTTTTTCCCACAAAAGTAGTGAGGAATAAGACAAGTAGCCACGGGGGAATTTATTTGAATTTGTTTCCATAACCATGCAGTCAAACTTTGACTGCATAATATGTAAGCAATACTAGAAATCAATTGCACCGTATAGTGAATGTTTGGATATTTCAACAAGCAAAAACTTACGAGCAGTCATTTTCCAATCATCTATGTCGAACTTATCACTCCCCTCTGGAAAAGCAGGGTAACCATTAGTAACTACATACTTCTCTCCTACCTTACTCCCATAATTACTAGGTATCTTTTTATCATCTTGATAAATGGTAACTCCTTTACGCTTCTTTCCTGATTCATCTTCAAACGAATATGGAACGAGCTTAACTTCCTTAGTCACATCGATTAGTGGGAGCTTCTTCATAAAGTCTTCACCGAAAGATGATTCGGAGTTTAGGGAAATAATTATCTTTTCTTTTTCATCACCTAGAGTTACTTGAATCATTTTTCCATAATCACTTTCATACACATTTAGGCTAATCATCTTTCCCTGAATACTCTCCACAATGAATTCATTCTTCACACCTTTCTTACCGTCTGAGGTTTTATATTCACGCTTTACTGAACCTTCTGCACCCTCTCCAGCCTCTGTATGAAACTTACCGTCTGATAAAACACTGTAATATGGTGACCGATTTTTTGCATAACTTATTTGTATAGTCATTTTATTTATTTATTATTTAATATTATTTCGACCTTTTTACTACTTTGCAATTAAAGCAAAATAGTTAAAAAGTCATAATTTATTTACTACAGATATTGTGTTTCTAGGTAAACGGAAAATATAAGAAGCCTCCGATTGAGAGTAACCTTTTTTTAAGCACAGTTTTATTAAACGATTTCGTTCCTTAATAAGCCCCTTTTCTTTTCCTTTTGGTTTGCCTCCTTTATTCATAGAAATACTATAGCATAGATTATGTAATAGCTATGTAATAGTTATCCACACATGGTTAAAAAGTCATATTTTTTTCATTATCTACATCTGATTTTAATTTCAATCCTGTATACCCTCTAACCGCCCTATGTCCTATTCTTTTAGGTTGTAATATTTTATATTCTCCTGAGTGGCGCTTGAGTTCAAATTGAAATTTGAGCAATGAGCAGGTTTTAATTCCTTGTTCATAGCAGAACTTTATATATCCCGTAGGGCTTATTCCTGCTTTTCCGTATAATTCTTTTGATTCTATTGCTTCTGTAAATGTAGAATCGAGGTCATACTCGCTATCAATGAAAGCATACGTTGAATTACTTTGATGAATATTGTCTTTTAGGTCTTCTTTGCTAGCCTCGCTTATAATAAACCCGTCCTTGAGTGTTTTTGCGCCTTCTATAGCCCAATTAAGGATGCCTGAGCCTTCCTCTTTAAGTAAAATATCCTCGTAACGGAGAATCCTTTCTTTTTCTTTAAGCTGATAGCGAAAAGGAATTGAAATCATACGATGTTTCATTCCTTGAAAATCATTGAAGCGAGGTAAGTCATTACAAGCAATGATAAACTTTGCTTTGACGGAATAGCGAAAAGAGTTTTTATACTTTGGATTTATATCTATAACGCCCTCCGATGACATTGCGGTAAGTCTTGACGATTCTATAAATTTAGATGAGATTTCATCAGAGAAATTTAGCTGCTTGCCAACAAGAGCTGTTAGGATAGAGGAATTTTCACCTTCTATTTGGTGAAGGGATAGGGTAGATACATTGCCCCAACCAATAAGACCGCATAATATTTTTGCTGTTGTTGATTTTCCATTACGAGCTGTATCGCCATATAGAAAAAAGACTTTGTGCATAGGATTGCCTTCTCCAATTGAATAACCAAACATTTGTTGAATCATAAATGCGTTTGATTTATCTTCTTTTGTTATTTTCTTTATAAAATCATCAAACTTTTGACACTTTGCTTCGGGGTTATATTCATAGGGGACTTGTACTGTAGAGAAGTAGGTTGCTATGTGAGGTTTAATTTCAAACGTCTCCATATCTAGAAGGCCATTCTTTAGATTAAGAAAGAATTTCTGGTTAAGAAGTGCTTCCTCGGTAAAATTTCTTTCGGGAGTACGAGATAGTAATGAACTAATACGAGTGACGGTATCTTTAACATGTCTACTTGATGACCTATCTTCAAGTAAGGAGAATTTTTTCATGAGTTCGTCTACAAGGTTATAGATATCTTGATCAAAAACAAAAACATACACTCCATTTTTATATTCATAGAAACTTGAATTTTCTTCACGGCGGAATAATACTATTTGAGGGTACTCTATTATAAACTTTTCATCCAGTATGTTATATAAAGTTGCTTTTTCAGCTTTACTGGCAAAAAGAGTAGCAGAAAACGCACGAGATTTAGCCGTATTACTTAACCAAGATTTAACCTCATCTGTAGTAATTTCAAATTCTTTAGTTAATTCATATACATCTTCCTCTGTACCTCCTGCATTTACCAATTTTGTAGCGGCTAAATAAAACTTTGTTTTTATTTTTTTCATATTAGTTTATTAACTATTTTATAATTTTCCATTACGAGTGCTTTGGAAGCCTTAAAGAAATCACCACCATGAACAAGTGTGGTATAGAGGGTAAACTTTGAATACCCTTTCATTTGTACAAGGCCTTGAACAGAAGTTGTGTAGGGGAAGAAGAGATCGTATCCTTTCCAGTTAGTGGAAGCTGAAATACCATCTTTTTTATCTGGCCGCCTCCAGTATTGAATTGGGTTCCCACTACCAACCTTAGTCCAACCTAGAGGAAGGAGTACGTCATCCCACGTTGCAAGGGTATTAAATATGTCTCCCGGTCTGCCCCCTATAAATGTTTTATTCTTTGGAGGTGGAGTAACTGATTCTTTTTCTGGCTCGAGGGCATCTAATACTTTAATAAGAATATCATCCGGTATCTCTCCTACAGGAAAATTTTCCTCAATTGTATATGTACCATTTTTGAAAAACGTAGGTGGAGCGAATACCAACGAGCCATTGGATTGAACATCAACAGCCTTGAGTATTCCTTTATGATCCTGTCTTTTATGTTTTGTGGTTTTAAGAAGGGGATTGTATAAAGTGTAGAAATGATAGCCACCAGAAGGTGTGCGAATTTGAAACATCCCTTTATTTAAGAATGGAGTGGGGTCACCACCATTTTTAGTATCAACATCAAAAACGATGAGATTAGATATCTCACCACAAACAATTGCATAATTTTGAGTCGGCCACTTTAACCACGATGCAACCTCTTTAAGAGTTGGTTTGCGTGATTGAAATTTAGTCCAACTCGTAAGTATCTTTTTTTCTGCTAAACCTGTATTGAAAAATGAATAACCCTTTTCTACGTAACTTTTTATAAAATCTTTTTGCATATTTTTTTAATTAATACTGTCATAATGAAATTAGTATAAATGATTGAAAGTTTAAAGTCAACATGATAGACTGTGGATAGGCATAGTTTAATTACTAAGCTGTCAACGAAAAGCCCGATGATATGGAGGTTCTCCACATTACGGGCTTTTTGTTTTGATTATATTATATGCTGACAGACACCTGTCAGCATAAACGTGGCTCTGTTCAGTCGTTAAAGTTAAAAAGCAGACCATGCTGTCAGGTACGTTTTACAACCTGTCAGCATAAACGTGGCTTAACACGGGCTTATTACCAGGGAACCAGAGATTTTTGATTTAGAAAGAGGTATAAGGGATTATCATCATCACATTATCATCATCATCATCTTCTATACGAATTTGTTTACCCCCCTTTTTGGTCATTCTCTGTCAGCATAAACGTGGCCCTGTTAAGCCACCCTTTTTTTTGCTTGAGACACCTGTCAGCATAAACGTGGCCCTGTTAAGCCATTTAAAGCCACCCTGACAGCATTTTGACATGACAGGGTGGCAGTAAAAACGTGTTTCTATATTATTAGCCATATAATCGTGACTAGCATTTTTATGAATAACCTCTTTACACCTCAATAATGAGAGCAAACATTGTTAATAACAAAAGTTTAAAGTCAACAGGTACACTTTTTAGTAGTTGTATGTTAAGATAACAACAGCATTATTACTATGTGACTAACAAAAAGAATGTCTTTTGATAGCGTTGCTATCTCTTGACATTCTTTTTGTTTATAGCTAATACCCGGCATGTCCAGCTCACCCAGCATGAGAAAAAGATGCTGGGTGAGATAATATGGTTTAACTTGAACGTACAAATCACAATTACCAGCTCACCTAGCATAATATAGAGAGATTGTATATATATATTTATATATATATATATATATATATAGGGGTTGCCCCCCCTTTTATGCTGGTTATGCTGGGTAAACTGTGGTATACTAACCAGTTAAGCCATATTATCTCTTTTTCTGAGCTGGGTGAGAGCTGGGTAGATACTGGTCTTTACCCCATCACAACATGGGTATTGTGATTATATGGCTAATAATATAGAAACATGTTTATAGCTAAGACCAGCATCTTTTTCTAAGCTGGACATCATGCAGGGTATTTACCTCATCACAACATTAAAAGATGTTTTTATAAAATTCTCCTTCTACAACAACCAAACCATTTCTAGGAGTATAGTTGATGCCTTTATGGTATTAAACGCATTAAAACGCATTAAAACGCATTTTTGAGCCTCCTAGGCTATGTTATTAACTATGTTATTAACTATGTTATTAACATAAAAAGTTATCCACAGGTGCACTTGCAATTATTTTACACAGTAGTATAATAACTATGTTAAGAAATTATTAGTAATTAATTAAATATATGAAAGTTACAAAAATATTTTATGGAAACCAGCACATTGATAACATGTATTGTGGAAAGACTAAGATGCAAGTGTTTAGGTATAAAGCAAAGCGTTTAGCTGTTCGTGTAGTATTTGTTATCATAGCTATGGACATTATTGGTTGGTCTGGTGTTGCAGGGTATCATTATGCAAAGAAAAATATTGTCCCAGAGATTGTTGAAGCTGAAGTAATAAAGGAAGTTATGATTGAAAGTGATGCACCTGTAATGGCTAGAATATTCAAATGTGAAAGTGGTGGTAAGCACTTGGGTAAGAATGGACAGGTTATAATTGGTGTAAATACCAATGGAACAGTTGATATTGGTATTGCACAAATTAACACTGTTAACTTTGCACAGGCAACAAAGCTTGGGTTTGATATTACAAAGGAAAAGGATAACATTGCTTTTGCTAAGTGGTTGTATGCTAATAGAGGTAGCGAGCCTTGGTATTCAAGTAAAGGTTGTTGGAATAGGTAAGTATTAATCTGCCCCTAGTTACATCTGTTCAATGAAGAAATTAGATAGCCCTTAGCTTGTGAATAACTCGCTAAATGGTAAGTCATAAAGTAGTTGTTGAACAGATTTAACTGGGGGCAATCAATAAAATGAAAACACTAGATGATATGCAAGATGATTTTTTGAAAGGTCGATTTTACAAGAAAGCAATAATAATAATTCTATGCCTAATTGCGATATGTGTGATGGTACTGGTCATGTAAATGTTGGACCAGAAGATGATAAGCCTTGTTTGTGTGTTATTGAAGAGCAGATTGAAGAGTAAATATAATTGACCCTATTGATTTAATTAAATTAGTAGGGTCAATTTGCTTTTTATTATACAGTAGTGTTATAATCTTTGTATGTCAGAAGCTCAAAGTCAAGCAAGAAAATTTCAGTGGTCATTAAAGACGGCTAAACAGAGGAAAGCTATAACAAGAAAAGCTTTCGAAGCTCGTTGGAAGAATAAAAGTATTGCAGAGCGTAGATCACATTCGATAATGATGTTAAAAAAGAGGTGGAAAAAATAGATTATATTTACCAAAACAGAACTGGTAAGAAGATAAATTCTACGATAGAAAAATCGGGTTCTGTTTATGCTTTAAAAGTAAAATCTATTAGATGTGACGATGGTATTTTTGTTTATTATGAGGGTGCTGAATTTCCACAAAAAGGTATAGCAACTCCTGAAACTTTATTTTCAATAGATATATTAAAAGCAATCTTCATTGAAATCTTTAAATTGAGACCAACATTAAATAGTTTTTTTTCTGCTTTCAATCGATTTGCAGAAAAAACACTAGAAACACATATTTTAAAACCTGAGTATCGAATGGTTTGTATGAAAGAATTAGACGCTACTTTGTATAGCTTCTTAATTGGAATGGGTTTAAAAGAGATTGTAGCAAGCCAATTCTCCTTATATTTCTCGCATTTGATAGAATATGATAACGCATATAGATTGCGTTTAATAGATATTATGAGTGAGACATCAACTGAAAAACTCCTTGCTAGACCATTCAGAGAAGTAAAATATTTATCAAAAATCTTAATGTACAGAGAGGAATTTGATATGAAGAAGGTACAATACTTTATAAATGTAGTTTTATTTGCTCTACTCTTTCCAAAAGTTAGACGAGCTTTTAGATCATCGGTTAAGTCAATGCAAATAAAGAATTTACAGTATGATAATATTGATAAGTATTGGGCCTTCATGAGAGAAGATTATAAATCTTCGGGACTTTCTTATAGAATGAGAAAAGGGGCCCTATCAAACTATTCATTACCACCACTTAGTCTTCATCAATTATGATTATTTTACTATTACTCTTGGTAGCTTTAATAGTAGCTTTAATAAAAGCGGTCATTGTATACCATGACTTATTATGTTATAATAAAAAAATATGAATGAAGAAGTTTCAAAATTAGTGTTTGTTGTCCAAGACTTAAAGACTAAAGGTGGGGAAAGTGTCGCTGTTCTGTCTGGTGATATTCACCTAAGGGATGTGAAGGTTCCGGTATCGTTTCAAATGCTATTATCCGATAATAAAGATTTCAAAAGATGTGTTGTTGATTTAATTGCACAGGCTCTAGAGCTATCAAATATAAAAATATAATTTATGACATTCGTAATGGGCCATAAAATTAAAGGCGGTCGACCAAAAGGTTCAAAATCAAAACCTCAACTTTCTGATTACTTGGCATCGGGTACTGTCAAAAGACTTGTTGATAAAGCTATCCTAATGGCAGAGAATGGAGATCCTATTATGTTAAAATTTATACTTGAACATCATTTTGGTAAAGCTGTTCAGTCATTCTCCAATCCCGACGGTACAAATATTATGCCAGATCCAATCGCAGTAGTTAAAAGAATATAAATGTTTGAGTTAACAACTGCTTATGACAAAATAAGTAAGCTTTCTAAAAGAATCCGAATAATCCAAGGTGGTACTTCGGCTAGCAAGACTATATCAATACTTCTGTATTTAATTGCCTATGCTCAAACAGATACGGTTCCTACTATCACTTCGGTGGTAGCAGAGTCTATCCCCCACTTAAAGAGAGGTGCCCTACGCGATTTTAAGAGGATACTTCAATCTCATCACTACTGGAAAGACAGTAATTGGAATGTCCAAGACTCTACCTACACTTTTGAAACAGGGTCGAGGATAGAGTTTTTCTCAACTGATAATGGGGATAAATTAAGAGGTGCAAGGCGTGACAGATGTTTTATGAACGAGGCTAATAACAATACCTTTGATGCCTTTGAACAATTAGAAGTTCGTACAAAAGAGTTTTTCATTTTAGACTATAACCCTACTAATGAGTTTTGGGTTCAGACCGAATTGATCGCAAAGAGAAGTGATGTTGATTTTATTGTTCTCACTTATTTAGATAATGAAGGATGTCCGCCTGAAATTAGAGAATCGATTGAGCAACGTAAGAATAGAAAAGGTTGGTGGAAAGTTTATGGTGAAGGTTTGCTTGGCGAGGTGGAAGGAAAGATATATACCAATTGGCAAATTATTGACGAGATACCTGTTAATGCACGATTAGAAAGGTACGGGTTAGATTTTGGTTATACAAATGATCCTACAGCCATTTCTGCGGTACTCAAGTATGACGGTGGGTATATTTTTGATGAGGTTGTTTACCAAAAAGGTTTGTCAAATAAACAAATTGCTGATACTTTACTTGCGCTAGAAGCGCCTGCCTTAATTATTGCAGACAGTGCTGAACCCAAGTCAATTGATGAAATAAGGAGTTATGGACTTAATATTATCGGTGCTAGCAAAGGTAATGATTCAGTAGAATTTGGTATACAATTTATTCAAGACCAAAAGATATCAGTAACAAAGCGTTCGGTAAATATTATCAATGAATATCGAAATTATTTATGGATGACTGATAGAAATGGTAAAATATTAAATAAACCGGAACACATGTTTAGCCATTCTCTAGACGGCATACGTTATGCAATGTCCTCTATCGGTCCAACTCCTAAATTAGTTGCAACTGTTCAAACACAAGGTGTAGAGCCAATGGACGAACTCCTCGGTTTTTGATATAATTTAAGTCCATGGTGTTATTAAACTAATATAAATATATATATATGTTAACAAATGATGTACTTCGAAAAGCAATTGTTACTCGCAACGGTGAAGAAGGTGAGTGTGTTCTTTCAGTTCAAAAGGACGGTCAACACTTTACAACAACAGTCAAACGAATCACTCCAGAAGTTGTTCCTGCTACAGAGGGTATAGCTCTAACTGTAGAACAAGTCAATAGTTTTCATTCATTGAATGAAGCTAATGCACGTTTTGATGAGATCGTAGAAGGAAAGACAGCATGGAATTTAGTTAAAGGTGAAGAGGAAGTGGCTAAGGAAGCTAAGGAAGTTAAGAAAGTTAAGGAAGTTAAATAGATAATTTCGAAAGAGAATAACATGGTATTCTCTTTTGTCGTATATTTTTATGAAATATCAAACAGAATTAACAGCTATTAGGTCACTAAAATCTTTTGAAGAAGATTGGATTGCAGAATAAGTACGACGTGTGTTATAATGTTTTTAATGCAAAATGAATTTACAACTACTACTAACACTGAAACCGATATTCTTGTAGCACAACATATCAAAGAAAAGGAAGCATCCTATAATTTTAAATTACGAAGACTTGAACAATGGAATGAAAACTATTTTCTTTACCGAGATAAAATAATAACAAATCGTCTTACACAACGTCAGACAGTTAATATTCCTATTGTTCGTGAATCAATTCAGACTTGGATAAGTAAGATTGATGAAGCACCTATATTAAAGTTTGAGACTCGTGGCAAAGGTAATGAAGCAAAAGACGGAGAGATTGTCTTGAATGAGTTATGGGGTTATTACTATGAAAAACTAAAGCTAGACATTCTTGATAACATGGAAAAGAAGGTAGTTGGGCTCCAAGGTAGAGGTTTTAAGAAATGGGGTTATGCTAAGAGTGAGATATTCTGCGACCTTATTGACCCTTTTGATATTGAAATTGACCCTAGAGCTAATTCTTTAGATATTGAAACAGCAGACTATGTTATTCATAAAAATATCTACAAACCTTTACGAAACATTTTGGCTAATGATAAATACAGTACCAAAGGTAAGAAGGAACTCAAAGAATACCTTGATAGTAGTCAGGGATTAATTGCTTCTGCCACTTCAAGGGAAGATATGGAGGCTCGGAATCAAAGACTCATAACTCTTGGAGTGTCCAACTTTGATGAGTTTCGTGCTTCTGATGTCATTGTAGAGCTTAATGAGTCTTACAAAATGATATGGGACGAGGAAAAGAAACAATTTGTACGCCATTTATTGATTTTTGCCGCTGATAAAACTATTTTAGTAAACAAGACCCTTAAAGAGGCAATCGGTATTACAAGACTTCCAATCGTTTCGTGGGCTTCTGATCCAGATTTAAACGATTTGTGGAGTGACGGTATAGCTGATGCAACTAGAACATTTAACAAAGTGGTAAACATGTACTTTTCGCAGGATTTAGAGAATCGAACCTATCGTAACTTTGGTATGTACTTCTTTAATACACTTAATGGACAGTTTACCCCCAAAGCTTTTACACCTAAACCCTTTGGTATGTATGGAGTACCAGGTAATCCTAGAGAGATTGTACAGCAAATGCAGATTGAACCGTTAAACGATACTTCACAACAAATAACCTTCTTAAAAGACCTAATACAGTCATCAGTAGCACAAACTCCTACTGAAAGAGGGGTTAGTCAGCCTGGTGGTGCAACATTAGGAGAGATACAACTACAATTCCAACAGTCTCAAGGTAGGAATGAAGTCGTGTCAAAGAACTACAGGAGAGCGTGGAAAGAATCGGGTACATTATTCTATGAATTATTAAACTCCAACTCATCTGGTGCTTTAACTTTATATAAGAAAGGTGGGGACGGGGCATATCAATCAAAAGAAATTTTACCGTCTACATGGCAGAATCCAGAAGGTTATGTTTGTTCAGTTGTTCTCAAGGAAGAACAAGACAAAAATAATGATTTTGATTTGAAGAAGTTAGCATATATTAAACAATCGTTCCAGACGAACCCTGTAGCTATACAGTTAGCACAAAAGAAAGAACTTGAGTTATTAGACTGGAGTCAAGATGATATTGATGCGGTAATGGAGTATCAAGCACAGCCACAGCAACAGCCACAGCCGATAGATAATCAAATACCATGAAAGATACCTTAAGCAGATATTTAAAAAAGATTGGTGTCCTTAAATTCGAGGATTTGAATGTTGAGGAGAAAGAGACTTATAGAAGCTGGGAAGTAGCTTTGTCAGGAAGAAATATCACTGAACAAGATTATAAACAATTTCTTGAAATGGAGTTAGACCAAGCGGTTACCAGATTAACGGAAATTGACTTGAGTAGAGAGGCAGAAACATTTAGAAAGGTAGAGGTAAAGTTTATTAAAAAGGTATTAACATTCTTGGATATGCCACAAGTAGAAAAGAAAATGCTTGAGGGGCAAATAGAATCACTATAGCTCACCTCCTAGACACGAGGAAAAACTGGACTTTAATCGGTTCATTGAAAAATCAAAAGTACTATAGTACTATTAGTAAGAAATAATTGCCAAACCCCCCAATACATAAGGGACGGCACAAAACAAAAATGAATCCAAACTCATTCGACCAAGAGTTAAAAGACGCTCAAAACGGAGCTAACCTCGAAACTCAAGAAGAAAGAACGGTATCAGAGCAAACTGAACAAAAACCAACCATTGAAGGCGAACAAGAGGTTGACTACCAAAAGAAGTTTGCCGAGTCATCAAAAGAAGCTCTAAGACTCTATGAAGAGAACAAGAGGCTCAATGAAGAACTCGCGGCAACAGCCACAGTACCCGTTACAGAGAATTTATACCCCGGCTTCGAAGAACTATCACCAGAAGCTCAACAAAACCTTATCTCATATACAGATGTTGTGACTAAGCGTGCGCTAGCAGGTGTCTATAATGACCCCGCTATCAAGTATGCAAAAGAACAACATAATATAAGTAAGTGGGAAACAGCTTTTAGTAAAGTATCTGAAAAGTATCCTGATTTAAAAACATCGAAAGATGAATTCAAAATAAAGTATTTTAAAGCAGACAATGTTCCAGACAATATCGACTTGATACTGGAAGATGTCGCTAAGATTCATTTATTTGATAAAGCCAAATACTTAGGGGCCGAGGAGGAGAAAAAGAAATCTAGTCGTGTTGACAGTGAAAGAAGTGTTGGCGGAGATAAAACACCACAATCTTCACGTTCATTAGATGATTGGGCTAGAATGGCTAATACAAATCCAGCCGAATTTGCTCAACATGCTAAAGAATTCAACGCTGATATGGCTTCTGGTAAGCTCAAGGTTTAAATAACCTTTTAAATAATCTGTAATATTTATAAGTTAATATTACTAATTATGGGAATAACAGAATTTATAGTAGGCCAATCATTGGCTGCATTCACACCTATCAAATTTAATTTGAAGTTGATTGAATTGCTTTACAATGATTCGCTCTACAAATCTATAACCAACACCAAATATGAGGGGTTGATTAAAGACGCAGGAGACCGTGTTCGTGTTCGTACAGCAGGAAAAATAACTCTTGCAGATTATACAAAGGGTATGAAACTCGTCAGACAGGAATTAACACCTACTACCGAGGATCTCATAGTTGATCAGCAGAAGTATTTTAGTTTCGGAGTGGATGATATTGATAAGTTTCAAAACGACACTAGTGCTATCAATGAGTATGCCGCTTCTTCCAAGAGGGATATGGCAGAAGTTATAGACACTGCTTTGCTCGATTATGCCGCTAAGAATGTATACTTCTCAAATGCAGTTGGTACAAACTATGCAACTGGTACAGTTTCTATTGCTGCAACAACAGGTGTTGTTACAGGTACAGGAACAACTTTTACCAGTGCTATGATCGGAGGTATTTTGAAAGTAGTAGGACAGACAAAGGGTTATCTAGTTACAGCACGTACATCAAACACATCAATTACAGTAGTTGACCAAGGTAGTACAACTTATACAGGAGGTTTATTCTCCCTCGTTGCCGCTGGACAAGATTCCTTTATTATTTATGCCGCTACCGTAATCGCTGCTACAAAGTCAACGATTTACAAAAATCTTGTTGACCTTTCAACAGCTATGTCAGGTAACCTAGCGCCTCGTGATGGACGATGGATTGTCGTTAATGCCGCAGTAGAAGGCATTATCCGCCAAGCGCCAGAGTTTATTCCAGCCGTTCAGGGTGCTTATTCAGGTGTTGTAGAGTACGGACGTATTGGCTCGATTGCAGGTTTCAAGGTTTATACCTCGGAACTTATTGCAGGAAACAATACAACAGGTTTTTATATAGTTGCAGGGACATCGGACTATATGTCTATGGCTATGCAAATTATGAAAGTGTCAGTTGTTCCTTCTGAAAGTGATCCACAGTCATTTATTACGACTGTAAAAGGACTTTTGGTCTACGGATTCAAAGCCTTTGAACAGAATCGCCGAAGAGGTGGAATGTTAAAAATAACAGTTTCATAATCTCCATAACCCATCTTCACAGGTGGGTTATATGAGGTTATAAGAAACCTTAATCAAATTAAAATGCTAACAACCAATAACATAACAGGAATTGTAAGAAAGAGAATATTAGAAGCTACAACAGATATTGTTGATGATGTAACTTTGTTGATTTATGTTAACCTTACATATCAAGATATTCAAAAAAAGATATTCCCTAATGACCAAATAACTTCTGCTACTGTTTCTTTTATAAGTGGTGTAGGTACACTACCCGCAACTTTTGGTACTCTTTATGGCAGTCCTGTAAATACAGCAACTAATTCTTTTCCAGAACTTTCAATCGCAGATTTTTCAAATGGGACTCAAACACAAGGTGTGACTATTGAGGGTGGTGCGATTAAGGTGTTACCAACTTCTACAACAAGTCTAAATATAAAATTCTATCCAAAGTTTCCAACACTTACTTCATCAGTTAATCCTACAATCAACGAGTACTTTCATGAATGTATCATCGATGGTGCAACTTTTCGATGTCTATTTGACTTACAAGACCCAGAGTTGGCTGCATTCTATAAGACAAAGTATGATAATGATTTGAGGGAAAAAATGGGTGTATTAAGTAATTTTGAAGAAACCAATCAGAATTCGGGTGAGATGTTTATTGGCCAAAATTTAATAGGTGGTAGTAGTTATACAATATAATGCCTGTAAAGTTATCAAATTTCATCATAAATATCAAAGACCTTGTCAAAAATATTGACGAGGATGATTCAGCAGGACGTTCATGTCCAATAAACATGAACTTCATTGAGACTGGCTATCTATCTAAAGATACAGGGTGTTCTTTATACGGTGCTACCGAGGTAACATTGACTCATTCACCTTTTACATACAAGAAAAAGAGCGGTACATCTTACATAATCAGGGTTATGGGTACAAAAATGCAGACTTTCAATACTACAACCCTATTGTGGGCTGATACTACATCTTCACCTACCTTCACAGCGGGTGCAGAGTTTGGTTACGTTGTTTATAATGATGATTTGTGGTTTGGCAACGCTGTTGAAGCTCTATACAAATGGGATGGGACAACTTTTACAGCCTATGCAAGTAATCCTAAAGGAAATATCCTTGAAATCTTTGAGGATAGGCTCTTTATCGGAGGTGTAACAGCCGAACCGCTATCCCTTTACTATTCAAAGACGTCAGATCCGACTGATTTTACAGTATCAGCTTCCGCAGGAGGTGTTCTAAAGCCTCTAGGTACTGATTCTTTAACAGGGCTTGAGAACTATTACGGACAATTACTTGTCTTTAAGAAGAAATCTATCTGGAAAGTGACCTTTATCTACGATAACGTGGTGGCTCTATTCGTCCCTAAGTTAGAACTACAGTCAGGAAACTATGGGGCGTGTGGCAGGAAGGCAGTATCATGGGTAGAAAATGATATATGGTTTTTTACAGGTCGTGAAGTACGCTCAATCGGTTATAAAGACCAACAAACAGGCATACTCGGTATCAATCAAGCAGTCATTTCAGACCAAATAAAGGACACTCTATACACTATCAATGTCACAGACTATCCAAAAGTTACTGTCTTTTATAACAATCGCAGGTTTTATTTGGCTTTACCTTTGGTAGCTGGAGGAGAGAACAACACAATTTTTGTATGTCATTTACTCTATTCATCAAGGTGGACAAAATACACTAATAGAATTAAGTCATCAGCTTACGGTTTCATGGAGATAGACGGGACAGTTTATTCCGCAAAGTCAATTACACCATTTGGAATATTAAAATGGGACGAAACATTGTTAAACGATAACGCAGTAGCTATTTCTAGTGAGGTAGTATTTCTAAAAACAGAGGATGATGATTTTAATAAGTTTAATTTGTACAGATATTTGGATTTACAATTTAAAGATTTATCCGCAAGAGTTACTGTGATAGTAAAAAGTGATGCAAATGATATTAGAAAAGTTAAAACTAAAAACTTCTTTATTGGTTTACCTGCCGAGAATGAGGAAAATACTGTAGGTGAAATTCCATTCGGACAATCACTTGTTGGAGATGCCTTTGGAGAAGATGTGGACAGTGCGCCTTTCTTGAAGAATAGGATATCAATGCTAATAAAAGCACAAACTATTACAATAGGATTATCTAACAATCGTTTAAACGAAACTTTTACTGTTTGTAGATATGTCCTACAAGGAAGTCATGAGCCTCGTAAATTATTCAAACCAAATAACATTATAAGTATATAAATATATAAATATATGAAATTATATAAAGTACAAAACTTTTTTAGTACAACTCTCAAAGAACCGTTAAATAAGGATTCAAAGTTTTTGGTGTTGGATAATATTCCTACAGTTCTTGGTGGATATTTTAAAGTTGGAAGTTCTACTATAATAGGTTTTGAAGAGGGTTTGCGTATAACTTTTAAAAGTCGGGATGATATAACCTTCCCAAAAGGGACGACAGTTGTCATGACTGTAACTGCTGAGCTTTTGAATGATATTATTGGTGAGATTAAACTAATTAAAAGCCATTTATGTCTATAACTACAATTGAAAATTTCTATAAAGAAACAATACGCCGTAAACTTACAAGTATAATTGCGGCTAATATTTATGTATCAGCATTACCTGTGCCAACATCAGGCTGGCTTGTTATTTCACCAAACAATGAATCATTAAGAGAGATCATAAAATATTCCGCAGTAGGATCAGACGTAAATGGTACTTTCGTTACTGTATCTCTGGACGTTGATAGAGGTGTTGGAGGTACTACAGCACAGACACATGAGGTCGGAGAGTTGGTGAATATGAATATCACAGCTGAACACTGGAGTGAGTTAAGTACGACCCTAGATAGTAAGCCCTTAATTTCAACAGGTATTTTGGCACCCACTTCGACACCAACAAAAATTGGTGACATTTTTGTGAATACGACAGGGAGTAAGGTTTATATATCAAAAGGCACTTCGTCTAGTGCAGACTGGTTAATTCTAAACTAATATGTCACTCTACATCATTCAAAATTTCTATAAGCAAACGGTTTCGCAGACGTGGGAAACTGGTACTGGTATTCGCTACATTTCAGTCAAGCCTACGCCTTCTACTGGCTGGCTTGTTATTTCTCCAAACAATGACTCGTTAAGAGAAATAATATTCTACTCATCTACTGGTACAGATGCTACAGGAGACTATGTAAATGTTACTACAAGAGGCGTGGGGGGTACTACAGAGCAAACACATGAAATAGGTGAGTTAGCACGAATGAACATCACTGCTGAACATTTTGACCAAATTAGTGATGCTATTGACCAGATTGTGGCAGCTGGCGCACAGGACGGAACAGTGTCAATTAAAGGAATAGTAAAAGGTGCATCTGAAACAGAGTTAGGTTCTGTAGAGGAGGCAACAACTGCTGAAGTTTTAGCAGAAACAGCTACTGGAGCTACAGGGGCGAAGCTATTTGTTACACCTGCGAAGTTGAAAGCTAGTACCATTAAATATGGTGGCACAGCTGCAGACGGAGATCTTACTATTTCTAGCGGAACAACTACGCTTACATCTGATAAGAATTATGGTACCTTAACTGTTAATGTTGGTGCAACTTTAATAACTAATGGATATGCTGTATTTGCTCTTTCCGCCATAATCTGTGCAGGAACTATCCATAATAAAGGAAACCATGGAGTTTTGAATGTTTTTGGAACAGGAGCTGGGGGTGGAACATTTACTGCAGGAACTGATGGAAAAACAGGACCGTTAGGTCCAGTAGTCGGAGTAGCAGGAACTGCAAAAACGTGTCTTGGTTCATATGGAGCTGCGGGTGGCAGTGCAAATGGTGGTACTAGAGCGGGCGGTGCTGGTGGTGTAGCTACGTCTGAAACTGTTGTAATGAGACCAATGGTTGCTACAGGGAATATCACCGCAGGTGTTGAGACTTCAGCTACAGAGTTATACCGATTCGTTGCTTCAACTAACGGAATATTGCTTTCTGCTTCGGCAGGTTCAGGTTCAGGGGCAGGTGATGGTAGCTTTAGTGGAGGAGGTTCAGGTGGTTCAGGGGGTGTTTTGTTTTTATCTTCTCCTACAATAACTAACACAGGCACAATTAGTGTAGCGGGAGGAAATGGTGGAAATGGTGGCACATATGGTGGAGGAGGTGGAGGAGGTTCAGGTGGAAATGTATTTCTTATTTATAAAACACTAACAGAAGGGACAATTACTCTTACAGGAGGAACTGGTGGGACAGGCGGTTTGAGTAGCACAAATGGGGACACAGGTTTAACAGGTAAACTTTATAAAGTTAAAGTAACTAATAATTTAATAGCTTAATTTTATGTCATTTTTCAAAAAAATCGGTAACACCTTCTCAAAGATATCCAATAGTCTTTTTAGTGGGGTAAGTTCATCGGGTTATAACCCTAATACAAAATATACTGCTGGTGCCTTCAATGCTTTTTCATCTTTAGGTTATAATCCCGAAGCAAAATATGCTGGTATTTTACCACAACCCCCTATCGTTCCTAGACCTATAGAAAAGGAAAATCCACTAATACCAACTTCTATTCAGAATGGCACAAAATACTATAATGGATATACACCAGAACAAGAACCTGCTAGATATCACCAAGGTACACAAACATACTATCCTGCAGGAGGTAAGCCTGGGGTTTATGTGGGGAATGGAGAAGATCCTAATGTAGCTTACGGCCCATCCCTTCCTGCGGGAGGAGGAGGTGGATCTTATGGTGCATTTCAATCTTATACCCCACGCCCTTCTCCGGAAGGAGGTGGACCTTATGCTTTTACCTCACGTTCTTCTACGGAAGGAGGTGGACCTTATGCTTTTACCTCACGTTCTTCTTCTTCTCTAGGAGGAGGGGGATCAAATGAACCACTTCAACCTAAACTTAATAAAAATTCAAGTAGAGCCTATCTAGCTAGTGCTGGGTTAGGTGACTCTGGCATTAACCTGCAAGGGATGAATTATGACGAGGCGCAACAAAGAGTTGATGAGATTAAGGGTGCGCAAATGTCACAATCATCTGCTTTAAATTCTTTTACTTTCAGTCCCGATGCTCCTCAAAAAGCAGGTAGCATAGGTAACAATTTCAAACTATCTTTAGATAATTTACGAAACGAAGCGTGGACAAGTCCTAGCTCTAAACAAGATGCAATGACATCACTTCTTGGTGGTACAGCTAAAAGTATAGCCAGTCTTGTTGATTCACCAGAGGCTTTAGTAAACGCTGTAACTAATGACGCAAAATTCAATGACACTTATGGTCGCTTCATTGAAGCAGGAGGTACAGAGCAACAACTCGTTGACCAATTTGAAGCCAAGGGTACTACACCGCCTAATAATCAGACTACTTCTGAATACGTAGGGAATATGCAACAAAATCAAATACTTTCAGATACTTCACTTATAAAGAATGAAATAGCTCGTCAATATAAGATGAACGAAGCAATGCAAAAGACTATCCTCGGTGACGGTAAAACAGAAGGGTTGATACAGCAAAGAATAAATGTGGCTAAAGAAAATCTAAACACTCTTGAAAGAAAAATACAGAACGAGGTTAGTAACTATCGAGCGCAAGCTAGTTATCAGATAGAAAAGAATAACGCAGAGTTATCTGTTACTAAAGATACGATTGAACAAAATAGACTCAGTGCTAAAAACTACATGGTCGGGATGCTTGCTAAACTTGGCGCACTACAAACAACCAGTGCTTCACCTATTGCTATAACTGAACTTGATATGAAGTATCAAAAACAAAGTCAAGATGCTATACAAAAAGTAACACAGTCTAATCGTGACATTGAAATTAAATTACGCAATGCAATAAATGAAGTTGAATCTACAGGTGCAGAGAGAAAGATAACAGTAAGAGATGATTTGTCAAAGGATATGAAAACTGTCCAAAAGGAGATGATGAAAGCAGAAAATGATATGCAGAGAGAAATTTATAACTTAAATTTAAAGTGGAATAAAGAAGCGGAGAAATCGAGAGAGGCTTATAAGGCAAGTGCTACAGATTTGGCACAGAGTTGGGCTTCACAATTTGCAAACCTAATAGGAGGAGGGGCAACCAATGCGAAAGCGGCCGCCAGTGTAAATGTAAAACTATCCCCTAGTCAATCGGCTATATCACAACAAGCTCGTATTAAAGACCCTAGCGCAATATCATACTTCCAAAGTCTAGATAATGAATTCAAAAATCAATGGAAACAACATGTTTTAGGAACACCTGTTGGCACATTCTTCACGTTAGCTGATTTACAGGCTAACTATGAACCTTATCTACAAGAAAAAAGGCAGGGAAAAGTAGACACACAAACAAACGCTGGAACAGGTGGCTTTCAGTCACGTTTAGAAGAAATGCTTAATTAAACAATATGAGTATATTTGATTCAATTCTTAACTTTTCTAACACGATTCTAAAGGACGGCAAGCAAGCTGTGACAGGTGCTTTTGATGTAACTAAAAACTTTATTACACCCGATCGTGGTTTTGACCTAATGTCCCCAATGGATTTGATTAAAGGGAAAATGGCAACACAAAATGACCCTGTCCTTCGAGCTAAACTTGATACACAGTACAAGTCACAACAACCCACTTTTAAAGAAAATCTTTTAACTGTACCAAAAATAGCTTCTGAAATGATAAGTGGTGTAGGTAATCTTGCAGGAAGTGCATTGGGTAACAACCCTTTGTTTACTAAGGATAGTTTATTGGGAAAGTTAGGTGTTCCTGGTGCTGGTAAAACTCTAGAAGACATCTCACGAACAAAGGTAGGTGGTACTTTAGCTAATGCAGGAGGAAGGATAGAGGAGTTTGCAGTACCAAAGACAGCTGGACAAGCACAGGCCATGAGGATAGGTGATGTACTCTCCGTATTCCCTATGGGTAGTGTAAAATCGGTGGCTACTGCTTCTAAAATAATTGCAGCTTCTAAGGATGTTAATATTATTACTGGGCAGTTAAAAAAATTAGGCATATTACCCGATGTTGTTAAAGATTTAGCACCTAAAATGGCAATCATCAATGATGAAAAATTTATCAATGAGTTATTAACTCAAAGGCTCAAACCTGAAAGAGTACCAGCAAAAACCGCTATAGCAAAAAATATCCATCCAGAGGATAGAGCTTTGATGTTGAAATACATTGATAATGTTCGATTGAAAAAGCACTTAACAGGTCCAGATTTATCAAAGGCTGATTTAAAAGGACTTTCTTTTCTTGCAGAAAAGTGGAAAATAAATACTGATCGTACACCTATATCAATGGCTGATGTCTTTGAAAAGATAGTAGAAGGTCGAAAGAAAGTTGTAGGTACAGCAATACCTGGGTCTATAGCCAAACCTAGACAAAACACGCAAGGTGGTTTCATTAACTTCGGTAAAATCTTTGAAGATATTACAGGAGTAGGAAAAAAGAAAGAAGTATCGCAATTGAAATCACCAGATATAGTGGCACAGAGTCCTGTTGTAAAGAGTGATGTTTCATTAGAAGCTAGACAGATAGTACCAGAAAGAATATTAGAAAACAAAATAGCATCAAAACCAATCCGCTTAGATCCTTTTTCTCAAAACTCCAATCCCCCCCCATCCACCCTAAAAGGAACACAGCTCCAGTCCCAAACAAAGTCAAAAGAATTAATTCCATCATTAGATTATAATGTTAATTTAATAAAACGTCCTTCATTAGTTAATACTGTAGCACCTAATACTCCTCTACGCAATTTAGATACTGTGGATAACTTAACAGCTAATCCTAAGGCCTTTAAAAAGGCAGAGGGTAAGATAAGTGAATCATGGGTAAAATTACGCGAAACTGTGCAAGATAATTGGATACGAGTAAAAAATATTCAAAGACAAAAAGGTGTTGTAGTTAAAGAGGGTGCTAACCCATATCAAGCAGAAACATTATTCCACGGTAGAGTAGCGTCAAGATTGAATGTGGTAAAAGATACAATTAAAGAGGTTGATAAAGATATTGTATCCCTATCCAAATCATTAAATATACCCGATAAGCAGATAACTAAAGAAGTAAACGACTATCTTCATGCAACTCATGCGCCAGAAAGAAACCTCCGATATGGTGACGGTGCTTCTGGTATAACTAATGCAGAAGCTAAAACAATTCTTGATGGGATAAACCTATCTCCACGAGCAAAAGAAATTAAAGATTTTGCTCTAAAACTATCAGATGTAAATAAGTCTGTATTGACTGTATTGAAAGATTCACAGGTGATAGATCAAGCTACTTTTGATACTCTAACAAAAACATATAAGAATCATGTTCCGCTCCAAAGAGTTATGGAAGGACAGGATATAGTAGGGTCTCTTACTGGTAGGGGATTCAATGTTAAAGGTTCGGGTATTATAAGAGCAAAGGGGAGTGAAAGAGAAGTTGCTGATATAATTACAAACATTACAGCTTCGGCAGAACAGGCTATAATTAGAGCTGAAAAGAATCTTGTTGACTTAAATACATTAAATTTTGCTAGAAATAATAAAAATTTAGGATTATTTGAGGAAATAAATGCTAGGGTTATTGGCAAAGATTTTGATGGTAAAATATTAAAAGAACAGATTAACGACCCACAGATTTTGTCACTTCGAGAGAATGGAAAACCTGTTTATTTAAAGATAAACGATCCCCATATTGCTGCAGCATTAAAAGGAGTGAATGTAGAACACATGCCTTCGGTCTTGAAATGGGTTTCGGAATTTACAAGATTGTATTCAGGGCTTCACACTAGATTCAATTACGAGTTTGCACTATCGAACAAGGTAAGGGATATTCAGGAAATGGTTGTATATATGGCTTCACAAAAAGGGGTTGGTTTTAAGGGGGCTTCTAGTGTTGTTACAAGAGAGCCTAAAAGCATAAAGGCTGTCTTAGATTCTATGAGGGGTATTGATTCAGAAGGGGCAAGGTTATACAACCAAATGAAACTTGACGGTGGAACTACTGGTGGTGTAGGACTTTCTACACGAAAACAAATAGAAGTTGATATAGATAAATTAAGAAAATTAAATAGAAGCAATCCTAGGCAAGCCGCTCAAAAGGTAATAGAAACTGTTGATAATTGGAATACATTATTTGAAGACTCGACTCGTCTATCAGTTTATAAGGAAGCTTTGGAAAGAGGATTAAGCCGTAATGAGGCGGCTGTTTTGGCTAAAGAATCTACAATAAACTTTAATAAGAAAGGCACAGGAGGCTCTATTATAAATGGATTATACATGTTCTCAAACGCTTCCATTCAGGGTTCAACTAAAATGCTCCGAGCTATGAAGGATCCTAAAGTGGCAGCAACAGTTATTTCTTCTGTAGGATTAGGTGTATATGGTGTTAATTCATGGAACGACAAAGTTGACCCCGACTGGAGAGACAAAATATCGAAGTGGGATAGAAGTTCTAATATTACGATAATGCTACCTTCTCTCGGAAAAGCTAACTATATTACTATTCCAGTTTCGTGGGGATTAAAACCTATTAAGGTTGCTATGGAACATAGTTATGACCTTATAACGGGCAAGGGTGATAGTATAGGAAGTGCTTTTAAGGGTATCGCTACCGCTGCAATAGAGGCTTATAACCCTCTTGCAGGTAATGACAGTATTGTAAAGACTCTAACTCCAACATTCTTAAAAACACCAATGGAAATATACTCTAATAAATCATGGAGTGGAGGAATGATAGAGCCAAATTTCAATAATAACAAACCAGATTCGCAAAATTATTTTAGTAGTCTTACTAAGTCTTTTTCAGGTCGTAGTTCTATAAAAGTATCTAATGTCCTCTCAAATATTGGAATTGAAATATCACCTGCTAACTTCAATTATGCTTTTGAACAATATATTGGTGGAGTTGGTAGAGCTTTCAGTAGAGTCATAAACACATCATCGTCTCTTATTAAAGGGGAAGAATTGGAGACAAAAGAATTACCGGTTATCAATAGATTTTATAAAACAGAAATTGATAGGTCTACAACAAACCCCAAAACCATTGCACAAGAAACTCTAGCACTAATGAAAACAGGTGTTGATGAGAAAACAGCAGAGGCCTCTTTCGAAGGTAAGATGAAAGAATATAAAACTGGAGAAAAGAAACGCCGCATGGATATGGAGCCAAGAAAGTATGCTACTGCCTTGTTGGAGGCAATGAAGAATAAATCAATGACAGAAGGGGAAGCGGAGAGAGAGTTCATGGAATATGAGAGGAGTATAGAAGTTAAAGAAAAGAGGAAAACTGAAATGGAGAAGGAGGTACCCAAAAGAGGTCCACTTCAACTCTTGGAAGATTATGCTAAAGCCTATGCCACAGATCCTATGAACGCTGCTAGGGGAACATTTACTTCGGAAAAACTAAAGAAGGTGGAGGGTAATGCTGTTGTCTTTGGACGTATGGGAGGAGTTAATTATCTTGACAAAGGCGGTTCAGAGGAGGTGATCGGTAGAAAACTAAAGGAAATGGGTATACCTGCTTCCAAAAGGGATAGATATAATTTAGAACATATTGTACCACTGATCACTGGTGGTAATAATTCTGAATCAAATTTAGTAGTTGTGTCTCGTAGTCTTCATGATTCCTATACCAATTGGGATGTTCTTGCTGGCAAAGCTGTTACATCAGGCAGGATGACAAGAGGAGAGGTAACCGATATCGCTCGAAAGTTAAAAGTGAGTAGAAGTATTACTATAGATGAAGCAATAAGTTTATTAAAATGATATAATATATACATATGGAAAAAAACCTAGAAATGGAGAGGCAAAAATATAAAATGACAAAGGAAGGAATTGGTAGCGTATCAACTTCTATAGATGACTTTTCCAAGAAAATGGAAAAGATTATTTTGAAAACAAAGTATGCTTCTATGTACGACGTAGAACAATTAACTTCTTTGTTTTTAGATAGTATTAAAAGTTTAAAATCAGATGTTGATGAAAAAAATAACGAAGTAAACACACTTTCTGTTAAGAATAAAGATGAGTTATCAAAATCTATTAAAAGTTTAAATACAAAATTTGATGAAACATTATCAAAACAACATAGTAATTTACTTCAAAATGTTTCTAACTCTATAGATACTTTACGAAAAGAAATACCTGTAGTACCAGAATTAACGGATATATATTCTAAACTTGATATTCTATATTCTAAACTAAATGAATTTGGAAAGACTGGGGGTGAGTTAAGAAGAATAGAGGGGGAGGTAAAAAGTAACCTTCTTTCTATTAAAAACGAAATACCGAAACTAGACACTGGAGAAGAGTTAATTGCAAAGATACAAGCTGTAAAAAAACAATGGCTCTCTATCGAAGCCATTGACGGAGATTTTAATACAAAGGTTACAAAACAATTTGGTGGTGGTAATACTAGGCCATTGGATTTGCTTGTAAACGGTGTTAGTTATGGTGGTGTTAGAGAAATAAACTTTAAAGGTGGTGGTGTATCAGCAGATATTGTTAGTGGCGTTATGACTGTTACTATAGCTGGGGGCGGTTCAACTGCAATAGACAATGAAGTACTAACTGGTTCTGGAACAGCATTTTCACTGGCTAATTCTCCAGTAGTGGGTAGTGTTAAGGTGTATGGGCTTGGTCAAAGATTAATACTAAGTACTGATTACAGTATAAGTAGTAACAATATAACAACAGTTAGTTCTTGGAGTGCTGGAGAGATTATTAGTGATTATTTAATATAAATATGAAATATATTCTTTTTTTATTACTACTTGTATTCCCAAATGTCATATTTGCACAAACTGTATTTAGGAGTAGGCAAGTAGGCACAACACCTATAAGTGGTTATTATTTACAAACTAATGGGACAGTATCAACATGGGCACCTGTATCAGGTGGTGGAGGTTCTGGCGGTGGCACATTCTCGACAACAACAGTGGTATCACGTCTTTTACAATTTCCTTACACATCACTTGTGACCTCACTAGACACCTCTGCAACAACAACATCAACGTGGTGGTTTGACCCTGTACGACAGATAAATTACATTGGTGCAAACGTTGGAATTGGTACTTCAACTCCATACGCCAAACTTTCAGTTGTAGGTGAAATTGTTGGACGAAACTTCACAGCAACCTCTACAACCGCAACTTCAACATTCGCAGGTAACATTGTTATAGGAAATGGTTATACAGCTCCTTACTTAAATGGACTATTAAGTTCACCAACACAGGTTCAGTTAACAAATAAAGTTGCTGACTTAACTTCAAATTTGGTTTTAGGTAATACTGACCAAGGTATTTATAGTACAGGTGGTATTACTATGGTTAATGCTAGAAGTACAGGTGGTCTATTTGGTACTTATTACGGATATTTAGGATTCTCTGGTAATAACTTTGCAGCCTTAACAGGACTTCCCCCTAACAGTATGGTGTTGAATACAACAGATGGCAGTATTGTTCAGGGTGCAACTTCGGCTAATAATGCTTCATCAACTATCGCGTGGGCAGTTGGTAGCGGATATGTCACAGCTAACTACGATATGGTATTAAGAAATATAACTACTCAAGTATCAGGTGCATCTACTGGAGGACTTGGTTTAGGCACAACAACACCTTATGCAAGACTTGCTATTGTCGCCTCAACAACCGCTCCATATCCATACTTTATAATAGCCTCAACAACAAATGCTGTTGCAACTCAAGGCGCTGTATTTCAGGTTAATAATAATGGCAACGTCGGCATCGGTACTGCTAACCCAAACTACAAACTAGAAATCAACGGTTCTGCTTCTACCACTGCCCTATATCTACCAAACACCACTGGAGCTAATGTTGGTATTATCTACAAAGGCACAACACCATTCATACATGACTTTAAGCCAGTAAGTAATAATGGTTTCAATACTTTTGTTGGTTTTGATGCAGGTAACCTCACTATGGGTTCTACCACAGGAGCAGTTACTCTTTCTTCATACAATACTGCTGTTGGTTATCAAGCTTTGAAGGCTAATACGGAAGGAGGTTTAAACACCGCACAAGGATATCGTTCTCTTTACCTCAACAGCACTGGAAATAACAACTCCGCACAGGGTGCGTATTCTCTTTACCTCAACACCACTGGAAACAGTAACTCCGCACAGGGTTTGCAAGCTCTCAACTCCAACAGCACTGGAAATAACAACTCCGCACATGGTGCATATTCTCTCTTTAACAACACCACTGGAAGTAACAACTCCGCACAAGGTTTTGCATCTCTCTACTCCAACACCACTGGTGGCTTTAACTCCGCACATGGTATGTATTCTCTCTACTTCAACACCACTGGAAGTCAAAACACCGCACTGGGTTATCAATCTCTCTTTACCAACACCACTGGAAGTAACAATGTAGCTATAGGTTTTAATGCTGGTCGCTATCAAGCTGACGGTGTAACAGTCCTAGCAACAACCTCCAACTCCGTCTATATAGGAGAAGGAACCAGAGGCTTTGACAACAGCGACGACAACACAATTGTCATTGGTGACAATGCAATCGGACTAGGAGCAAATACAGCAGTGTTGGGTAATAGTTCAATAACAAGGACAGTATTGCAGGGGAATGTAGGCATCGGTACTGCTAACCCAAACTACAAACTAGAAATCAACGGTTCTGCTTCTACCACTGCCCTATATCTACCAAACACCACTGGAGCTAATGTTGGTATTATCTACAAAGGCACAACACCATTCATACATGACTTTAAGCCAGTAAGTAATAATGGTTTCAATACTTTTGTTGGTTTTGATGCAGGTAACCTCACTATGGGTTCTACCACAGGAGCAGTTACTCTTTCTTCATACAATACTGCTGTTGGTTATCAAGCTTTGAAGGCTAATACGGAAGGAGGTTTCAACACCGCAGAAGGATTTCGTTCTCTCTTTACCAACACCACTGGAAGTAACAACTCCGCACAGGGTGCGTATTCTCTCAACTCCAACACCACTGGAAGTAACAACTCCGCACAGGGTACATATTCTATCTTCTCCAACACCACTGGAAATAACAACTCCGCACAAGGTTTTGCATCTCTCTACTCCAACACCACTGGAAATAACAACTCCGCACAGGGTTATAAATCTCTCAACTCCAACACCACTGGAAGTAACAATGTAGCTATAGGTTTTAATGCTGGTCGCTATCAAGCTGACGGTGTAACAGTCCTAGCAACAACCTCCAACTCCGTCTATATAGGAGAAGGAACCAGAGGCTTTGA